ACTTATGATTCAACTACTAAACTGAGTCCATATAATAGACTGACTACATCCCAGACAGCGACCTCTAAGACTTCTGTGGCCACATCGGTTCCTTATGTGTTGGACATGGAGCTAAACATTATGGCAAAGAACCAGGATGATGCTCTTCAGATCATGGAGCAGATCCTACCATTCTTCCAGCCGGCATACAATGTGTCCGTCAAGTTTATCGATAATATCGAGAATTCATTCGATATGCCCGTGACCCTTCAGAGTGTATCTATGACAGATGATTATGAGGGGGATTATACAACTCGTCGTGTATTAATCTATACCCTAACATTCTCTGTCAAGACTAGATTCTTTAGTGGCACAAACACCAGTTCAATTATCCGTCAGGTGGATACTAATCTATACAAGCAAGACCCAGATGGATTCCTCGAGAATATTCACACTGAGGTTAATCCTCCTGGTGCAACTCCTGCTACTGCAGGGGAGCCAACCCAGACATTCAGATTGGTTGCAAGTACCGATACGTTCATCATTAGGGACGCACTTGGTTCTGCTAAGGTATCGTATACAATCAACCAGAGTGTGTATGCATCTACATCTGGCACACAAGCAGTGGTTAAGGATTATGAATACGACTCAGTTAATCTGCAGAATATCCTCACAGTGACGTTTGCAGATGGTTTCTTTATTGCTGGTGAAGATATTGTTAACCCAATTTCAAGTCAATGGATTACAATGAAGTCAATTGAGACAGTGTAATAGTGAGTGTTATATGAATAATGAAAAACGTGAAACATTAATTGCATCTCTTGGTAAGAACTTACCAGAGCCTTCTGTTAATAATGTCCCCGCGGTTCCTGTTCAGAACCGTGATATCAAAGACGACTATGATTATTCTCGCAAGACCTATCGTGATCTAATTGATAAGGGATCTGCTGCAATGGATAGTATGATAGAACTTGCCGTTGATTCAGAACATCCTCGTGCGTTTGAGGTGCTGTCTGGTATGATGAAGAACATGGCGGACATCACAGATAAGCTGATGGATCTCCAGAAGAAGAAAGATGATCTTGAAACCAAGAAGAGTGGTGGAAAGCCACAGGCTGGTGTAACTAATAATAATGTGTTTGTTGGCAGTACTACTGATCTTCAGAGAATGCTAGCGAAGGGTGATGTGATCGATGGCGATACAGACGACTGAAAGTTATCTTGGTAATGCAAATGTAAAACGTGATGGTGTATCCACTCAATTTACAAAAGAGCAGATCCAAGAATATAAAAGATGCATGGAGGATGCAAGCTACTTTGCGCGTCACTATTTAAAAGTTATCCATCTTGATAAGGGATTAGTTCCATTTGATCTGTACCCTTATCAAGAGAAGATGTTTGAACATTTTAATAACAACAGATTCTCAATTGTACTTGCCTGCCGGCAGTCAGGTAAATCTATTTCTTCTGTGGCATATCTTTTGTGGTATGCGATGTTCCATCCCGAACAGACCATTGCCGTTCTTGCTAACAAAGGTGCCACTGCGAGAGAAATGCTGGCTCGTATTACCCTAATGTTGGAGAACACTCCCTTCTTCTTACAACCAGGGACGAAAGCTCTCAACAAGGGTAGTATTGAGTTTAGCAACAACAGTCGTATTATTGCGGCCGCCACATCTGGTTCATCCATTCGTGGTATGTCTGTAAACCTTCTGTATCTTGATGAGTTTGCGTTCGTTGAAAATGATACAGAGTTCTACACATCTACCTATCCTGTAATTTCATCTGGTAAAACATCCCGAGTGATCATTACATCTACGGCCAATGGTCTTGGTAATCTATATCATAGACTATGGGAAGGTGCGGTGCAGAGCACAAATGAATTTAAACCGTTCCGTGTGGATTGGTGGGACGTTCCTGGTCGTGATGATGCCTGGAAAGAGCAGACTATTGCTAACACATCAGAGCTGCAGTTTGATCAGGAGTTTGGTAATTGCCTAGAAAGTAATTCCCAAATAACTATTCTTATAAGTACGATTGTGTATGAAATAAGAATAGGAGATTTATATGAGTGCATCCAACGAGGACAGTCATCTGGTTTATCTCTTGAAGAGGAAGTCCGACTCTCAGCTCTACGTTGGTATAACTATACGCCGGAGAATGAGACAGCGGTTCGGGGACCACAAGAGGTCGAAAAGGTTTAGGGATGTGGGGTTCGATTATGAAATACTGGAAGAGTCCACTGATCGATCTTTTATCGAGGGAAGGGAGGAATATTGGATAGATAAGTTGGATACATTCAACAACGGCCTGAATGAATCACCCAGTGGTAAGGGATATGGTCATAATTCTCCCAACTTCACTACTCTCGGATACGTATTCACTGATGAGCAGCGAGGCAATATGTCCGCAGCGGCAAGGGAGAGAGCTAGAAAGGAGGGGTTTAATGTAAGGTCTGGGCGGTCTAAAAAGAATTGGGAGGATGCTGATTATGCTAAGCGTCAATCAGATGTGAGGAAAGGCAAAAGACTTCGGCCGCCCAAATTGTCCGATGAGGAAGTCGATCAAATAAAACATATGTATAACGAACAAATTGATGACTTAATTGAAGAGAATCAAATTTGGAACAAACAAGCAAAACTCAAGGGATGGAAACAGAGAACATTAGAAGGTGCGTTCTTTGACAAGAATAAACACCTGTTTAATGTGTCCAAACCGACCATTGTCAATATAGTGAAGGGATTATGTCGAACACAGAAGCTACCGTCAATTTACAAATCTTAACGCCAACCGGATTTCAGCTGTTTGATGGTGTTAAGAGGTATTGGCATGATCAATCTGTGGTGTTTACGTTTGATGATGGTACAGAATTAAATACTGCGAATGAACATAAATTTGTTATCGGTGAAACTGTAACATTTGCAAAGGATGTGCAGGTTGGTGATGATATAGGAAAGGTTGTAAAACACAAAAGAAACAAGAAGAGCGGTGATTGGTTCTATGATCCCGTAAACGTAGCCAATGGTAGTATATTCCTACATGATGATATGTTTGTTTCTCACAACACTTTCATCGGAACTGGCAACACACTTATTAATGCGGAGACTCTACTAAGGTTGAAGGCACATGATCCAATTAGTAGAGACAATGCTGTTAGGATTCATAAGAAGCCAGTAAAGGGACATAACTATCTAATGACTGTGGATGTTGCCAAGGGCCGAGGAGTGGACTACAGCACATTTAACATTATTGATATCTCTGTTGATCCTTTTGAGCAGGTATGTGTGTTTCAGGATAATATGATCTCACCACTATTATTTCCTGATATCATCTACAAGTACGCAAAGATGTATAACAATGCATATGTTGTTATTGAGTCTAATGATCAGGGTATGGTGGTGTGTAATGGTCTATACTATGATCTTGAATATGAAAACATGCATGTGGAGAGCCTATTGAAAGCAAACTCTCTTGGCGTTACAATGAACAAGAAGGTTAAGCGTATTGGCTGCTCTCATGCAAAGGATCTTATTGAGAGAGGCAAGCTGAAGATTATTGATGCAGAGACTATTATTGAAGCGTCCACTTTTGTTCATAAGGGTCAATCATATGAAGCATCTGATGGTAACCATGATGACCTAATGATGAACCTAGTGATGTTTGGTTGGTTTGCAGCAACAGATATGTTCCAGAATATGACAGACATTAAATTAAAGAGCATGTTGTATGAGGAGACCATTAGGAAAGCAGAAGATGATCTTGTTCCGTTTGGTGAGATTGATGATGGCCTTCCTAAAGAAGAAGTATTTGACTTTGGTCAGAAGGGAGTCTGGCAGGTAGTTGGCAGCGAAGATTTCTGAAACTACTATATTTATAAATAGGTTCAGTGAAAAAATTCGTATTATGAGCTAGCTTATCTATAACAATTTTGAAGGGGATATCCTATGGCGTTTCAAGTCTCACCTGGTGTACAGGTAAAAGAAATTGACTTGACCAACGTAATTCCGGCAGTTTCTACTTCTATTGGTGCTATCGCTGGTACATTCCAGTGGGGCCCAGTTGATGAAGTAACAACTGTAAACTCCGAGAAACAATTGGTCGAGTTGTTTGGGAGACCAAATTCTCTTGATGGAAGTGCTGCCTATTTCATGGGCGCAGCGCACTTTCTTCAGTACGGCAACGCACTTCGCGTAGTTCGTGTAGAGACTGGTAACCTAAACGCTACTGATACCGGTAACGGTATTCTAATTAAAAACGACGATCACTTCGACACAGTAACCTTTGGTTCTGAAGTTGTCGCTGCTCGTTTTCCTGGTACTATGGGCAACTCATTGCTCGTAAGTATTTGTCCTGCAAACAGCACCGCGTTCAATAACTGGACATATAAGGGTCTGTTTGATAGCGCTCCAAGCACATCGGACTATGCAAGCAAGCAGGGTGGCGCATCTGATGAGATGCACATTGTGGTTGTGGATGAAGATGGTGTATGGACCGGCGAAACCGGTACAGTATTGGAAACCTGGGCATTTGTATCACAGGCAAACGATGCTAAGTCAAACGACGGTACTAATAACTACTACGTTAATGTAATCAACAGCGGTTCACGCTACATTCGTTTTGCTGGTCATCCAGCAACGTTGTCGGATGCAGGTGACGATGCTTCTGGTCAGACATTTACCACTGTTACTTCTGCTATCAACTACAGCTTGGCTGGTGGTGTTGATGATAATGCACCTACGGTTGCTGAAGTACTCTCAGGTTACGATTTCTTTGCTGATGCAGAGACTCTTGATGTTAACCTGATCATTGGTGGTTGTGCTCCAACTGGTGGCAGTAATGTTACCTATGCAAACGGTTTGATTGCTCTTGCTGAAGGTCGTAAGGATTGCGTGGTATTCCTTTCACCGATGGTTGCTGACACTGTTAACAATGCTTCTGCTGCTGCAGATGTTATTACTTGGGCAGATCAGCTTACATCTACTTCATATGCTGTGATCGATTCAACAGCACTTTACGTCTACGATAAGTACAACGATGTGTACTATTGGGTACCAGCTGCTGGCTCAATTGCTGGTCTGTGTGCTAAGACGGATGATGTTGCAGATCCATGGTTCTCACCTGCTGGTTTCAATCGTGGCCAGATCCTTGGTGTGACAAAGATTGCGCTCAACCCTAATAAGGCTGATCGTGATGATCTGTACAAGGCTCGTGTTAATCCAATCGTATCCTTCCCTGGTGAAGGTACTGTATTGTATGGTGATAAGACTGCACAGGCTAAGCCTTCTGCATTCGATCGTATTAATGTTCGCCGCTTATTCATCGTATTGGAAAAAGCAATTGCTACTGCTTCAAAGTATCAGTTGTTTGAATTCAATGATGAGTTCACCCGCGCAATGTTCCGCAACATGGTGGAACCATTCCTGCGTGATGTGAAGGGCCGTCGCGGTATTACTGACTTCTTGGTTGTTTGTGATGAAACTAACAACACTGGTGAAGTTATTGATACCAACCGTTTCGTGGCAGACATCTACATCAAGCCAGCACGTTCTATTAACTTTATCACATTGAACTTCATCGCTACTCGTACCGGTGTTGAGTTCAGTGAGATTGTTGGTCAATAAGGGGGTGAGCAATGGCTATTCTAGGCGTAGATGATTTCAAAGCGAAACTCACTGGTGGTGGTGCTCGCGCCAACCTGTTCAAAGCTACGGTTAACTTCCCAGGCTATGCAGGTGGTGATGTTGAACTAGCATCGTTCATGATTAAGGCAGCCCAGTTGCCAGGTTCTATCATTGCACCGATCACTATTCCATTCCGTGGCAGACAGCTACAGATTGCTGGTGATCGTACATTTGAACCTTGGAACATTACTGTTATCAATGATGTAAACATGGTAACTCGTAATGCGTTCGAGCGTTGGATGAACGGTATCAACCGTCACAATGCAAATACTGGTTTGTCGAACCCAACTGATTACCAAGCAGATATGGTTATTGAGCAGTTGAACAAAGCGGGTGAAGTGACCAAGCGTTACGATATCCGTGGTACGTTCCCTACCAATATCTCTGCAATTGAAGTTTCATATGACTCTGAAAACACTATTGAAGAGTTCACTGTAGAGCTTCAGGTACAGTATTGGGAGAGCGACACGACCTCCTAAATATAGTGATAGGTGAGGGGTCCCTTCGGGGACCCCGACCCAACCTTTATTATAATGTAAGGAACCAAGATGGCGGATAATAATTTTACTTTATTTGGATATGAAATCAAGAAGAAGGCTTCTGTTGAAAAAGAAGAACAGAAGAGACGTTCATTCGTTGCCCCTATGGACGATGAGGGGGTCGCTCAGGTTGCCGCTGGTGGCCACTATGGACAGTTCCTCGATCTCGATGCAAGTAATGTAAAGGATGATCGTGATCTTATTCGTCGTTACAGAGATGCTTCAGTTCAACCAGAATGTGATTCTGCGATTGAAGACATTGTAAATGAAGCAATTGTTTCTGACGATGATTCAGCACCAGTATCCCTGATTGCTGACGATGTGGAGGGCGATAAACTCCAAAATATTCTTAATGAGGAGTTTGAGAATGTAGTCAAACTGCTCAATTTTAACTTCTACGGTCATGATATCTTCCGTAGATGGTATGTTGATGGACGCTTGTTCTATCACATCATTATCGATGAGGCCAACCCAAAGCGTGGTATCGTCGAGCTCCGTCCTATTGATCCCACTCGTATCCGCAAGGTTAAGAAGGTCAATAAAGAAAAGGATGAGAAGACTGGTGTAGAGCTCATTAAAAACATTGAGGAATACTACATCTATCAAGACAATGCTATGGTTAAGTCTTCGCAGGGTCTAAAGATTTCAAAGGATTCTATTTGTTATATTACCTCAGGTATGTTGGATCCTACCCGTAAGAAAGTTTTATCGTATCTCCATAAAGCGTTGAAGCCTGTTAACCAGCTCCGTATGATGGAAGACTCTCTTGTAATTTATCGTTTATCACGTGCTCCAGAACGTCGTATTTTCTATATCGATGTTGGTAACCTTCCTAAGGGTAAGGCGGAGGAGTACATGGCACAGATCATGGCCAAGCATCGCAATAAGTTGGTGTATGATGCACAGACAGGTGAGTTGCGTGATGATCGTAAGCATATGTCTATGCTGGAAGACTTCTGGTTGCCTCGTAGAGAGGGTGGTCGTGGTACTGAAATCTCGACTCTGCCAGGTGGTGAAAACCTTGGCCAGATTGATGATATCATCTACTTCCAGAAGAAGTTGTATAAAGCACTAAATGTGCCTATCAATCGCCTGGAGCAAGAAGCTCAGTTCTCACTGGGTCGTTCTACAGAGATTAGTAGAGACGAGGTTAAGTTCCAGAAGTTTGTAGATCGTATTCGTAAGAAGTTCTCATTGCTGTTTACCAATCTGCTTAGAATGCAGTTGATCCTTAAGGGGTTAATTTCGGAAGATGAGTGGGATGCAATTAGAGAAAATATTAGTGTTGACTTCCTTAAGGATTCCGCCTTCTCTGAGTTGAAGAACGCAGAAGTTCTCCGCGAGCGTATTGCTACTCTTCGTGAGGTGGATGAGTATGTTGGCAGATACTACTCTATTGAGTGGGTTCGTAAGAACATCCTCATGCAGACAGAAGAAGATATTAAGCAGATCGACAAGCAGATTAAGGCGGAGGAACCTGAGGAAGAAGAAGGCGAGGGAATGGAAGACTTCGCTATGGATGATCAACAGCAGGGTGGTCCTGGTGGTGGTCATAAGATTCGCGACCTTGAAAATCGCGGATTCTAGAAATTAATTAATTTATAAATACCCTAAAAGTGAGGAATATTATGTCTGAAGAAGATGTTGAAGTACAGGATTTTGAACCAAGCAATATGCAGAACTTTGTAAATGCGTTGGAGCAGGATGATTTGGTAGCGGCTCAGGATGCTTTTAATACTGAGTTGGGTAACCGCATCTCTGATGCCCTAGACGCAAAGAAGATTGAGGTTGCTGCGTCAATGTATGGTTCAGCGGATGAAGTAACAACCGATATTGATGATTCAGAAATGGACATCGATGTTGAAGACGAGGCTGAAGACCAAGAGGATTAACATATGGCATGGGTCGCTATCACAAATAACCCTTACTGGGAATATGATAACAATCCACCAGATCCAGGTGTAGGTAGCCCGTATAGACCTTTGTGGTTGAAACAGACCGCTGGTATTAGAACATCACCAAGTGGTCGTGAGGTCTATGTAAAATGCAGACGTGTTGGCACCACAGTGGACACAGCTGGAGAGATTAGTAAAACTTTTTGGGACAATCATTAATGAAGTTAATTGCCGAATATACAGAGTCAGTTGGTTATCTAACTGAGAAAAAAGAAGATGGTACTAAGAATCACTTCATTGAAGGCGTGTTCATGCAGGCCGACCAAAAGAATAGAAATGGCCGCATCTATCCAAAGAAGATTATGGAAGGTGCTGTCGAAAAGTATGTCACTGAGCAGGTCAAGACTGGCCGTGCGGTAGGTGAACTTAACCATCCAGATGGTCCAACGATCAATCTGGATAAAGTTTCTCATCGCATTACTGCCCTCGAATGGGACGGCAATAATGTGGTAGGAAAAGCCCAAATTCTTAACACCCCTATGGGTAAGATCGTTCAGGGTCTCCTTGAAGGTGGAGTTAGGGTGGGCGTTTCAAGTCGTGGTATGGGTACTCTTGAGCAAAGAGATGGTGTCAACTATGTGAAGGACGACTTCATGTTGAGCACCGTAGATATCGTACAGGATCCATCTGCACCAGATGCTTTCGTTAATGGAATTATGGAAGGTGTAGAGTGGGTGTGGAATAACGGTATTCTAGTAGCTGAAGAGATTGAGGCTTATGAGACTGAAATCAAGAAAGCAAAGCCTGCGGTTCGTCCTGAATTGCAGATGAAGCTGTTCAAAGATTTTCTCTCTAAACTATAATTTGTAAGGAGCATCTAATGTCTGATAACATTAAGAACGAAGACATTGAGGCTATTGAGGAAGCACAAGAAGTTACTCTCCCTAAGGACGAGAAAGCTTCAGTTGATTCAGTCGAAAAAGCCTCGGACGTCACTAAGAAGGCACCTGCTCGTAAGGGCGATAAAACAGGTACCAAGGACGAGCCAGCCCAACAGGGTAATGTCAAGCAAAAGGATGACGGTGTTGCAGAATCATTTGAAGATGATTTGAATGCACTCGTTGAATCTGAAGCTACACTGTCAGAAGGTTTCCGTGAGAAAGCTGCACTGATTTTCGAAGCTGCTATCAATAGCAAAGTTGCCGCTAAGGTAAATGAGCTGGAAGAAAGCTACGAAGAGCGTCTTTCTGAAGAAACTGAATCTTTCAAGGCCGAACTGGTTGAGAAGGTTGACGGTTACCTAAACTACGTAGTTGAGTCGTGGATGGAAGAAAACAAGCTGGCTGTTGAAGCTGGCCTGCGTACTGAAATCGCTGAAGGTTTCATGACTGCACTCAAGGACGTATTCGTTGAGAACTACATCGAAGTTCCAGAAAGCAAGGTTGACCTGGTTGACCAGCTGTCTGAGCAAGTTTCTGAACTGGAAGAAAAACTCAATAAGACCATCAAGAGCAACATTGAACTGGCTGAAGGCCTTGCCAAAGCTAAGCGTGCTGCGATCGTTGAGTCTGCAACTAAGGACCTGACTGTTGCTCAAGCTGAGAAGCTCTCTTCTCTGGTTGAGTCTATCGAGTTCGATGGTGAAGAGTCTTTCGCTAAGAAGATTTCTACTATTAAGGAATCTTACTTCCCAGCTGAGAAAGTAGTTGTCTCTGAAGACGTACAAGAAGAGCAGGGTGAAGACGATGTGATTGCATCTCCTCTCATCAACGCCTATGTTAACGCTATTCGCGCTACCGCGAAGAAATAATTCCAAATAAGGAGAACTATAATGTTTGGATCTGATAAAATTATGGAGAAGTGGGCCCCTGTAATGGAGCACTCTGATCTCCCAGAAATTAAGGACAACTATCGTAAGTCCGTAACCGCAGTTGTTTTGGAAAACCAAGAGAAGGCTCTTTCTGAAGAGCGTGCTCAGCGTGGTTTCCTTTCAGAAACCGCTGCTAACGCAACCACTGGTGGTACTGGTAACCTCTCTAACTGGGATCCTATTCTGATCTCTTTGGTTCGCCGTGCTATGCCTAACCTGATTGCATATGATATCGCTGGCGTTCAGCCAATGACTGGTCCTACTGGCCTGATCTTTGCAATGAAGTCTAAGTACTCTACCCAGGGTGGTACCGAAGCTCTGTTCAACGAAGCAGATACTTCTTTCTCTGCTCAGAACGCAGCTGGTGGTTTGTCTGCTGCTCATGGTGGCGACTCTGACTCTTTGGGCGTACTTGGTACTGACACAACTCCAGCTGATGGTGTTGAAGACTCATTCGCAGTTGGTACTGGTATGACTACAGCTCAGGCTGAAGCATTGGGTAACACTGGTGGTGACTTCAATGAGATGGCATTCAGCATCGAGAAGACCACTGTTACTGCTAAGAGCCGCGCACTGAAGGCTGAGTACACCATGGAAATGGCTCAGGACCTGAAGGCAATTCATGGTTTGGATGCAGAGTCTGAATTGGCTAACATCCTTTCTGCTGAAATTCTTGCAGAAATCAACCGTGAAGTTATCCGTACTATCAACGTTAAGGCTATCCTCGGTGCACAGCAAGCAAACGTAACCTCTAAGGGTACTTTTGACTTGTCTTCTGATGCTGATGGTCGTTGGTCTGCTGAAAAGTTCAAGGGTCTGATCGTACAGATCGAGCGTGAAGCTAACATTATCGCTAAGACAACTCGTCGCGGTAAGGGTAACTTCGTTGTATGCTCTTCTGACGTTGCTACAGCTCTGGCTGCTTCTGGCATGCTGGACTACGCTCCTGCTCTGAGCACTTCTCTGAACGTTGATGACACTGGCAACACTTTTGCTGGCGTTCTGAACGGTCGTATGAAGGTTTACATCGATCCTTATGCAGCTAACGATTATGTTACTGTTGGTTATCGTGGTTCTAACCCATACGATGCTGGTATGTTCTATTGCCCATACGTTCCATTGACCATGGTTCGTGCAGTTGGTGAGAACGACTTCCAGCCACGTATCGGCTTCAAGACTCGTTACGGTATGGTTGCTAACCCATTCGTGGGCGGCGCTACATCTAGCGAAACCGGTACTAACCGTGCTAACCAGTACTTCCGCATCTTTGCGGTATCTGAAATCATGGCTGCTTGATTGTAGTCATCTTTTAGATGAAAAAGGGGCCCTTCGGGGCCCTTTTTTTTGCTTATAAATACTCTTATAGTAAATGGAGTACCTTTTATGCCATATGATATTGGAACAACCCTGTCTGCAGTAGATTCAGGAACCCCCACAACCAACCTGAATTACCTTGCACCTGCAGCTTTTAGACTTACATTGGATAAGTTGAAATATCCTAATGTTGAATACACTGTGCAGACTGTGATCCTTCCAGATCTCTCACTTCCTGCCGCTCCAGTTCAATCACCCATGCGTAGATTTGGTTTACCAGGTGACAAGATTGAGTATGGCACATTTGAGATTTCATTCTTGGTGGATGAGAACATGATGAACTATCGTGAGATTCATGATTGGATTCTTGAAGAGATTAGAGTAAAAGATAGCAAAGAAAATAAGAAGACGCGGGACCTTACTCTCTCTATTCTTTCATCTCATAATAACGTAACAAATCAAATTCAGTTTGTGGATGCATACCCTGTGACGTTGTCTTCTTTGCCATTTGATATTACAATTACAGATATCCAGTATCTAACAGCTGTGGTATCGTTTGAGTATTCATACTACAAACTACTGTAATAAATAAAACAAAAAGGACTATATTATGATCAATATTGAAGACATCCTTGAGATGTGGAAGAAAGATGCCATCATTGACGAAATGTCATTAGATGAAGAATCACGCAACTCTGCAAGACTGCACGGTAAGTATCTTGAGATGCTTACTGTTTCAAGATTACAACTCCGCAAGAGAGAGCAGGAATTTAAGGTTCTGCTTAAAGACAAGTGGATGTGGTACAACGATAAGTTGTCTAAAGAACAGATTGATGAGCTAGGTTGGGACTATGACCCATGGAAGGGACACTCTAAGCCACTCAAGACAGATATGGATAGGTTCTATGATGCTGATC